ACGAGATAGACGAACGTGGGAACGTAGGTAAATATAAAATCGAGTCGGGTGTTCCCGTGAAGGTAGCGGATCTGGGGAACATAAAGGCGTTCTATAACCGCGCGTTAGCGAGAGCGGCGTTAATGACCACTGAAGATGTGATGGAGTTAGATAAAGGGGAATTAACGCATCTGGAACTTGCGGCGATAGCGTTAGCGGGGAATGCGGCGGCAGGAGATTTGAAAGCGACACAAGAGTTATCCGATAGACTTGTGGGTAAAGCGAAACTAATATCCGAGTCTACTAATCTTAACGTCACGATAGATGACATCTTGAATGGCGTTGAGGCGAAAGGCGCGGTAATAGAAGGAGAAAAATAATGACGGTACAGAAAAAAGGTGATTGTGGAAAACAACCTCTTGTAGGCAAACCCGGAGATCCTAAACCCGCCCGTGGTGGTGGCGGTAATCGGACAATATCTGGGCAAGGTCTTGGCGGGCGCAGGCCGGCAGGCAGAGGCCACAAATAGATGTCTGATGCGAAACTGAAGATCGATCATTTGAGAACTGCTCTTCCGGAGTATGCGGAAAAGTTTATTCGTATCCGGCCTAAGTACGGCGGGAAAGCGATACCTTTGGTCTTCAACGAAGCGCAGATGATGTTACACCATTTCATAGAGGACATCAAGAATGCGGGTCAACTGGTTCGGGTATGCGTCGTAAAAGGACGTCAACAGGGAGTCAGTACATATACGGCGGCCCGCTTCTTGCACCAAGCTACAATGAACCTGGGCGTAAGTGTTTTCATACTGGCCCACATTTCCAAATCTACAGATTATTTATTTGATATGGTAAAGAGAATGTATACAAACCTACCTGATCCCCTGCGTCCCAGCATCGAACGCTCCAACAAAAAAGAATTAAAATTTGGGCGTATAGACTCCGAATACGGTCTGGGTACCGCAGGGGCTCAGGATGTTGGTCGTGGTATGAACCCGCATCTTTTACATTTATCAGAAGCGGCGTTTTATGGCAATACCGACGATCTATCTACCGGGCTGATGCAGGGAGTAGCAACTGATCTCAAAACTGAAATTATTATGGAGTCCACCGCGAACGGTGTGAATAACATGTTTTATAATTTGTGCATGAAGGGCACTGATCCTAATGCACTCACGCGATACAAAACACTTTTTATACCCTGGTATATTCAGAAGGAATACCAGGAAACTCCCCCGGCCCGATTTAAGCCTAACTCCAGAGAACTGGAATTGATGGAGATATACAATCTCTCCCTCGCCCAGATCTTCTGGCGCCGGCGTAAATTGGAGGATGAGTATAATAATGACTTATGGAAATTTTTGCAAGAATACCCGTGCTGCCTCGCGGAAGCGTTCCAGTCAACGGGAAACACACTTCTTAAACCGGAGTTGGTCGAGACTGCGCGAAAGTGTACTGCGTATCTTGACGCTATGGCTCCGATGGTTATGGGAGTGGATGGGAGTGGAGAAGGTGCTGACCGCACTGTCCTCACTGTCAGACAAGGACGACGTATAGTTGAATATCAAGTTTATGACGAACCCGTGAAACCCATGCGCCTGGCTGGCATTGTTGCCCAAAAGATAGATAGTCTGGGTCTTGACATGGTTTTCCTTGATGTAGCGTACGGCTACGGGTGTCGTGATAGGCTGGCTGAGATGGGGTATGGCTCTAAAACCATGGCAATACACTTCGGCTCAACCCCTCTCATGCCTGAATTGTATAAAAATAAAAGAGCCCAGATGTATGGGTTTATGAAAGATTGGTTTGGCGAGGGCGGTGTCAGTATACCAGACGAAGACGTCTTCGTAAGAGACTTGTTGATGATCCCAGGATTTGAGATGACAACATCCCGTGGGTTACTGGCGCTGCCTTCAAAAGAACTGATCAAGAAAGATAACGACGGGATCTCACCGGACATAGCGGACTCAGTAGCGTTGACGTTTGCGTTCCCGGTGCGGGCCCGGACGGCTACCAGTTTGAGAGTAGTGGAGCCGGCAGTGGTACGGGCGCGTAGCCCTTTCAAGTCCAGACGGTTAGCGCAGTCGTTTGTTAAAAAGGAAAAGACAAGCGAACTATTCATAAAGAATTAAAATGAATGATTTAGTAAAAAAGACAGAACCGATGCAAGTAGAGAAACAACAGAAGTTTCGGAAGAGTATAGGAGCTCTTGAAGAAGCGTTATCGAGTTTTCCTAACGCGAAGTATGGCGATGAAGGCGCGCCGTTGAAACATACGTTTGTTCCTGGTGCGTATATCCGGGAGATAACGATGCCGGCGGGGCTGATACTTACATCGAAGATCCATAAAGTAGAACATCCTTATTTTGTGTTACGAGGGAAATGTGATGTGGTTACTGAAGAAGGGACTCAATGTATTGAGGCTCCGTACTGGGGGATCACTAAAGCCGGAACTAAACGAGCGATACATGTTAAAGAAGAAACTGTTTGGGTGACGGTGCATGTCACTGAGCAAACTGATTTGAAAAAGATAGAAGCAGAGATAATAGCAACCAATTTTGATATGTTGGAAGAAAAAACAGGGGGGTAGTTATGTCATGGATAGTAGTAGGAATAGCTTTTGTTGCGGCGTACACCGGGATTTCAGCGTATAGTTCGTACCAAAGTACGCAGAGCGCAAAGAGACAGAACTCAATGCAGTTAGACGACGCCAGAAGAGAAGATCAGCGTTTAGCAGCAGATCAGGCGGCGGCGGGCCTTGCAGATGAAGAAGCACAGTCAGCAGCAAAAAAGCGAGCGTACCGGTCGGGTGTTATGTTTACAAGTCCTACTGGATTAGAAAACCAAGGACAGACTTCCTCAGCTAAATTGAGGTAACAACGAGGACAGGTGAAGGTAATGGCAAACGCAAAAATAGCGGGTGGTACTAAGTTAGAAAAACTTAAACGCGCACGTACAGGTTACCAGACGGCGAAAGTCAATTTTAATAACCAGTACGCCGCGTTGAGTCAATATTTTTATCAGATAAAAGTTGATCAACAGGTATACACGCCCCAGGTAATACAGGGGCAGTTTGAGAACGACGGGAATATCAATGATAATATTGGTAGTAAATGCGCACGGCTTATGGCCTCAGCGTTGATGGGAATGATCTGGAAAAATGAAAGAGGTACTTTTAGAATTATTCCGGCTAAACATCTTGATAATAATGAAGCGTCCATAAAATATTTTGATCGTATTACTAATGATCTGGCGATGTTTATGGAACGGCCTAAGTCCAGACTCACTACTTCTTTATTCAAAACAATACTCGAGTCAGTGATATATGGTACTTCCGGGATGGCGGTAAGTAGTGGCGGGTATGCCAACCCGTTGAAATATCATAACAAATCTATTTTGTCTTTTTATATTGGGTATGATAAAGACGGCGAGATAACTGAATTGTTTATTGACTACAACTATTCTGCGGAAGAGTTGTGGGACCGGTACGGCGAAGCAGCTGGAAGTCAGGTCGCACAGTGTATCCAGAGTAATGATCATCTTACTCGGTTTGTTATGACTGAAGCTATCCGGCCGCGGACAGCAGCGGAGACCAAAAACAAAGCCGGGAAATTGGGGATGCCTTATTCAGCAGATAGGTTCATGCCTAATCAGAATATTTATTTGGAAGATGGTGGGTATGAGTCTTTACCCCTTAAAGTTCTGTTCCACGATAAACTGGAATATGAGTCGTATGGTAGAGGTCCTGGGATGGAAGCGTTGCCTACGGTTGTGCAGACCAATGTTTCTACAGAGATTTTGGAAGTGGGCGGGGAACTTACTGCCCAGCCGGCTCTTGGTATGTTTGATAATGGATCCTTGGCCGGGTTGGCAGTGGATCTTTCCGCGGGCGCGCTGAATGTATTTAACGTCGCGGGTACGGTACCAACAGACAAACCTATCTTTCCGTTGTTTGAGATTGGGGATCTTCGGGTTATTCTTGAGTTGCGTAAAGAATTTAAGGGAGAAGTGGCTGAGTATTTTCTTCTTGATAAACTTTATGATCTTCAGACAAAACAACGAATGACGTTGGGTGAGGCGCTGATGAGAGAACAGATCCGATCGGATGCGTTGTCTCCTATATTTTCTCAGCAAATGTCTTTTCTGGTAGAAATTTTGGATAGATCTGTGGACATAACGTATGGCATGGGATTATTGGGAGTGCCAGATCCGAGCGATGAGAATGATCCAGTAGTAGTAGAACTTCGTCTCCAGGGGATAACCCCCCATCAGATTCCAGCGGCAATATTAGAAGCGCAGATGGGCGGTCTTGATTGGTACGAAATACAGTTTATTTCTCCGGCGGCCAGGATAATGAATAATGAGGAACTACAAAGCACTCTTAAATTCATATCTGTTATGGGAGAAGCTGGGGCTCTCAGTCCTGAGTTTGTGGATGTTATTGATCCGGACGGTACCGCAGAGAAATTGAAAAGGCTAACGGCTACTGATTCGATCGTGACTCGTTCGATGGCGGAGAGAAAAACTATCCGCAAAGGCAGAGCCGAGATGCAACTGCAAATGGCTAAGGTAGAGGCGCAGGCTAAGATGGCTGCTGCTAATCAGGCTAATGCCCAAGCGGCGGCTGCACGGTCGGGGGCTGTGCGAAACATGGCAGAGATGGGAGGCGAGTAGTATGGAGGACAGAAAAGTATTTAGTCGGGAGAGTTTGAAGAAGAGGCAAGACGAAGCACAAGCAGATTATGACAAAAGAGTTCTGGAATTGAGACAGTCATTAGAAGCGGTTGCTTCAACTCCAAGTGGTGAGAAATTTCTTCAGTATCTTTATCTTCTGTGCGGGGGAGACTCTTCTTCTATTCGGAGAGACAAAGTGGGTGACATTTCCCCGGAAGAGATTTTGCTTGTGCTCGGCGCTAAAGGGGTATGGGAAACAGTACGAGCTAATCTTCCTTCGGCTATGATCCAGAAGGTAGAAAAACATTTATGGGAAAAATAACAAACATCAAACGAAAAAAGGAGACAACATGACAACAGTAGCAGCGACAGGTGGAGCGGCCCCAACGGGGGCATCAGCGGGGACAGCGGGAACGGGAACCGGAGCGACCGGGGGAACTGGACCAGGGGATTCGAGGTTACAGGTCAAAGAAGTTAAGGTCCCGGAGAAATATGCGAACGAACCTTGGGCCAAGGAAGTGAAGAGTGTAGATGATCTTTGGGATAAGATGGCAGGGTCTCAGAAACTTATAGGGAAAGATAGAGTGGTTCTTCCTGGGGACAATGCTACAGCAGAAGAAATGGCTGCTTTCTATACCCGGATGGGACGTCCAGAAACATCAGAAGGGTATAAGTTTGCTAATATTGAAGGTTTAGACGTTGTTGAA